GCTTTGATTGACGCTGAAGTGCAAGCGGCACAAGCTGCTTGGGATGCTTTATCTGATGAAGAAAAAGCTGCACCAAATAATATTAGACCAGGTGACGTAACTCTTCCGTAAGGATTTTTAATGTCAGACTACCAGGATATAACGGGCACAAGAGTAAAATATTTATCTTCTGATCCGACGTTAGAATCGTCGTATGAAGGACAGGTTTGGTATAACTCAGCTACAGGCGTTAACAAAGCTTTAGTTGGAATTCGAGGCTATTCTACTGCTGCTAATTTAAATAACTCTGTATCACAACACGCAGGAGCTGGTTTACAGACTGCAGCTTTAAGTGCATTTGGTAGACTTGGAGGACCTAATGCAGCAAGAACAGCATCAGAAGAATACAATGGATCAGGTTGGACAACTGGTGGCAATGCGAGCACAGCAAGATGGGATGTAGCCTCTGGTGGGCCACAAACATCGGCAATATTTTATGGTGGTTATGGACCGTCAACAAGACACAATTCAACAGAAGAATATAATGGAACATCTTTTTCAGGTGGTGGAAATTTACCTGAAGCAAGAAATGCAATGGGTTCAGCCAGACTAGCAGGGGAAACAGCAGGATTAGGTTCTGGAGGAAATCCAGGATCAGGAAATGTTGCAAACACAGTAGAGTATAATGGATCAGCATGGTCTGAAGTAAATGCAATGCCTTACTCAAATAATTATGCAGCTGGTGGTGGAACACAAACATCAGCAATGTCTTTTGCTGGATTTGCCACAGCAGTCACAACAAACTCAGTTCAATATGATGGAACTAATTGGACAGCCACTCCAAGTTTAAGCACTGCTAGAGAAAGTGTTCAAGGAGCAGGAGCAAGTAGTGAAGATGGAATTATGATGGGAGGTTATACACCTGCATCACCAAATTATTTAACTTTAACTGAAGCGTACGATGGCACAAGTTGGTCAGCACAACCAACTTTACCAACAGCTGTAACTTTTGCGGGACAAGCAGGAACTTCATCCTCAGCTGCCGTAACTTTTGGAGGAAACAGTCCATCAGTATTATCTTCTACTTTTGAATTTAATAACACTATAAACACTATTACGAGTGCAGCGTTTTCAGGTGGCGGTAACATGAACACTGCTAGAAGAGCGATGGCGGGTGGTGCTGGTACATCAACAGCAGGTATGGTTGCAGGTGGTTATACAACTACTAATTCAAATGCAACTGAAGAATATGATGGTTCTGCGTGGGCAAACGGTGGTAATTTACCTGTTGCATTATATTACATAACTGTTGCTGGAACACAAACAGCTGGATTAGCAATAGGTGGTGGAGACCCTGTAGTTGCAGAAGGAATAGAATATGATGGTTCAAGTTGGACAGATATTGGTAATGCTCCTGCATCAGTTAAAATGGCTGCAAGAGCAGGAACACAAACTGCAGCTTTATTAGCTGGAGGAAATGATTCTTCAAATAATGCCGTAGCAAAATCTTTTACATATAATGGTTCAAGTTTTTCAAATATCACAGATATGCCATCAGCAAGAGGATCAGGTCATGTTGGTGGAGGGTCACAAACAAACGCTGTGATGGCAACAGGTTCAAACCCATCAGGTTACGAGAGTACAAGCGTAGAGTGGAATGGGTCTTCATGGACTGCAGGAGGAAGTTATTTAGTACCTGGTCAAAGTCAAATGTGCTCAAACCCATCAGGTTACGATCAACTTGCAGGTGGAGGTTATTTATCTGCGACTAGTGCCATAACAAATTTGACTTTGGGGTATAATGGGACTTCTTGGTTTACACAACCTAATATTTCAACAGCAAGACAACAAGGATCAGGGTTTGGAACTCAAACCGATGGTGTTTTTTGTGCTGGCACAACGGGTACAGCAACTAATGCAACAGAAGAATTTACTGCAGAAACAGAAACAATTACAGCCTCTACATTGACAACTAGTTAATAATAGTTATATTAGAAAGTATCGAAAGGATTATTATGACAGAAAAAAGAAACATACATGCATTAATTGAAAAAGAAGCACCAAGCTTAAATAATTTATTAGATCCAG